ACTGTTGGTATGCGTCCATCTATTCCGTTACTCCTAGTGTTTCGTTAATGATTGCTTGTGCCGCCATCTGAAGTAACATATATACTCCGTCAGGGTACTGCTCGTTGGACGCTACTTCAAACATCTCACCGTCTTCGTACATCACAACAGCCACCTTTACCTTTCGTCCCTCCTCCTCGTGTTTTAGTGCTTTGACTACAAACGCTGACAGAAACTCTGAGGTGGTGATCTCGTTCTTCTCTTCATCTTTGTTACCAAACTTACCTTCTACTACTTTCACGGTCCTACCTCCTTGATTAGCCACTCCAAGTAGACCTTAGCTTTCCGCAAGTCCTCTACACCGTTCTTGTACTCGTATCTCCAGAGGTACTTCAGGCAGTTGCCCTTGAGGTAACCCTTGTACTCTTGCGGGTGCATGGACGCCTTGATTGCTTCAATGGCCTCTATCGCTCCCTTGTTGTAGTGATCGGGTTGTGTAACAGGGTTGTGTTTGTCGCTAGGATGATACAGTTTGCCTGTCAGTGTTTTTGACCTTGCCCGGTTCCACTCATCAGGCGTGGCGTCATCAATGCTCATAGATGTTCTCCATCAAGTTTTTTTCAACGTGAACCCTCCACAGCCTTTCTATAGGGTCTAAGCTGTCAGACTTCATTACAAATCTTTCTCCGTATCCAAAGTCTTTTTTGTAAGACTTTTTAAAGAAAGTGTCCCTATCAATACAGCCGTGTAGTTTTAAAACTTTAGGGTCCTCGGTTGCACCGTAAAGTACTGCAAAGTCAGCGGCAAAAGATTTCTCATCGTCAAAAATTAAGGGGCCGTCAGTGTGCGAACTACACTTAACGTCTACTGATGTTTCGCCCAACCAGAAGTCTATTCCGCCGTCAGACAAAACATTCACAACGGGGGACGGAAGATTAAATAAACGAGCGAATAAAAACTCTGCCTTAAATGCGAGTACATTGTTTTTAGTCCGTGTATCCATGCCCTTCTTGTCTTTCATCCTCGGGACAATGCCCTGCATTTCACAGAGCCTTACAGTGTCTTGACCCATGAGAGTAGCATCGTGATGATCTTTGGCTGTTAATTTAAAGTACATTTTTTTGTCTTCCTCTGGAGAAAACTTCATCTCTTCGTACACCTTACGGCGTATCTCACAGTCTGAATAGTAAGTCCACTCATTCTGCATACTCTTCCTCTAGTTCTTCGTGAAAGTGTTCTAGTTTCTTGAGTAGCTTATCTTCAAATCTATCCAGTATTTCTTCTGATGAAATCTGTAGTGCTTCCAGAAGATCGTCAGGATCATAAAACATCAACAACTTCTCCTTAATTTCTTCTAGTGTCAGAGACATAATCAACCAACTCCTTAAGTGTATCTATATTATACCATAAAATCTCGTGCTTGTCACACCATTCTGCCATAGTAAGTTTGGTACTTTTACTCACTTTTTGGTTAGGCTTCATCAGTACAAATATGAGTTCTTGCGCCTCTGGGAGACACTTAGAGATCGCTCTGTACTTCTGCGTGTCTCCTGCTCGAAAGTATCCTTTGCACTCAATGAGATACGTCCGTCCGTTGAGTTCGTACACAAAGTCTGGTGTGTACTTTCGTTCGATCCTGTACGGGACTTGGAACGGTTCGTAGCTAAAGCCAAATGGTTGTAACTGCTTTGCGACATCTTTTTCAAACTCCGACCTAAAGTTACCCAGCTTGGATTTCCGTGACCTTCGGCTCATTAAACACCTCTGTTAAATATCTTGGACCACTTGAGTAGATAAAGGTTCTTACTTCGGGCCAACAGGTAAACTTGTAGGGACAGTAAGAACAACCAACGGCGAGCTTTCTGTTTCCACTCTTGCCATCTGGTACGGTTTCGTGGCAAACTTCTGGCGGCTCCGGTTGCTCTACTAGCTTTTTTACACGTTTAATGTGCTCCTCTATGTCGTAGCTAATCTTTTCGTAAACGGGAGCCTGTGTGTCCTCAGAGTCGTACATGAGGTACGTCAGGTGTCCGTTCTGTTTGTCCATCGCTAGCCAACCAAACTTGGTTTCTCCTTCTGAATGTGCATACCCTTTAATTTGAGCAACGTATCCAAACGGGTCATCATAAGCCAGACTTCCGTCCTTGAATTTCTTAAACCCAAAAGTTGAGACAGACTTAACATCAGTGACAACACCATCAATTTTGCAGTCCATAGAGCCTGTAATGCCCTGAACCTCACATTGTTTCTGTTCATCGGTAACCTCGTGTCCTGATAGTCTAGTTAAAAACAGAAGCATCTCTTCGATCAGATGCCCGTACATAAACTTGACGTAGGTGTTAGGAGTCATCTCCTCTTCTACGTCAGAGTTGTTCACTACGTTCCAGAGATAACGATCATCACGCCCGATGTTAGACATACGTAGCTTGCGTCCGTCACGCTTCTCTGTGAACAGGTTTGACATGAGCCGCTTGCAGTTCTCTCCGAAGAGGTCAATCTCATCTATCAGATCAACACCCTCTGGTATTTCTTTGGTAGATACTACCTTGTATATATCGTCTACCAGTGAGTAAAGTTTGTTCATGTTTTATGCTCCACAAAACGACACTTACGGGTTTGTTTGTTAAACAGAAGAAAAACAACTCCCATTTTAACTTGCTCATTAGTTCTCTTGTCCTGTACCTTACCAGACCTATCTGAAGTTTTTACGTCTATTAATGTTGACTTTCCGTCTTTTACAGCAATCATATCTACAGGGCCACAACTGCTTGCGTTTTTAAAAACCTCGTATCCTTTATCCCAAAGCCAAGTAACTGCGTAGTACTCTGCTAAATCTCCTTTTCTTGATTGACTGTCTTTAATGGGAGTTTCTCGTGAACCGTCTTCATTGCTTTTCGCTTTGTTCCAACTCATCAGTGTGTCTCCGACCACGTTGATCCGACTTTGTACTCTCCGTCGAGGGGGCATCTGAGTTGAAACGATATGCCAGCCGCCTTGATGCACTCAACTGCGAGCCAGCCGAACTTCTCTGCTTGTTCTGTAACCACCTCCGATTGTATTTCGTCATGGATGTTCCCTATAAACTTGTAGTCAATCTTGTGCTGAGTAGCGTAGTCATCTAAAAGAACCAAGGCTCTCTTCATTATGATTGCGCCAGCGGCCTGTAGTAACGTGTTTAATGCACTATGTTCTGATCTGACCCAGAGTTTTCGTCCGTCCAATCCGATGAGGTATCCTTTCCTAGAAGCAGATCCAACTCGTTCTCGTAGAGTTTCAAGAGAAGGTGTATTTCGTAGAAAGCGTGTCCTAAGCGCATTGCCATCCTTTGCCGTTCCTCCGACGATGCTTCCAAGCTTTGCGTCTCCTGCCCCGTAGAGGAAAGCATAGATGAAAGTCTTTGCTTGAGGTCTCGTTGCAAGTCCAGAAGCAATTTGATTTCTGGTGTGAATGTCGTCTCTAAGCAAGACATCTGTAAACTCCTCGTCGCCCATGTAGTGAGCGAGCATCCGTAGTTCTAGTCCACTAGCGTCAACACCCACTAGCTTACGTCCCTCTGGTACTATCCAGCAGTCCCTGCACTCCTTACCAAACACAGAGTTAACTGAGGGAACCTGTGCCATGTTTGGGTTCTGGTGTGTCATACGTCCAGTTACAGCACCGTTAGTAGTGACACGTCCGTGTACCCTCCCGTCATCTTGTACGTGTTCTAGCCAAGAGTTTACTTGTGCGTACCTTTTCTGGAGCAAGAGGTATTCCAGTACTTGTTCCGCTTCGGGAACATGATGATTCTCTTTAAGCGTCTTCTCGTCAACAACTGGTTTGCCTGTCGCAGTGAGTTCCGTCCATATCGCACCCTTAGCTGTAAGCCGGTCTGCCACTTGTTGACGTGAACCCACGTTGAATACAGTGACCTTATCCTTAAGTCGTTTACCAGTTTTCTCTGAGTATCGCTCCTCAACAATCGGCGGGAAAATCGCCTGTAGATCCTCTTCAATAACATTCATTCTCTCCTTAAACTTTGCACACAGGATGTGGCACAGTCGCTGATCTAGTAGCCAACCGTTGCGTTCCTGATCCTGCATGACCCACTGCACCTGATGCTCTAGGTCAACGCTGTCCTGAGAGAAATCAGCTAGCTCCACCTGTAGCCGCTTGTACACAGCCTCAGTCAACTCTGTGTCACGGATACAGTAGTCGATCATCGCTGGTGTAAGCTGTGACCAATCCTCGTGGTCTCCCTTGGGAAATCCTAAGATATTGCCCCAGTTCCGCAGAGAGTGACCACCAGACCGGCTGGGGTCTGCTAGCCTAGAGAGGACAAGTGTATCAATGATCCTACTCCGGTCAAAACTAACGCCCCAAATGCGGCCCAGAACAGGTAAGTCGAAACCGATTCCATTGTGGAAAACCCAACTTGCGTCCGGGCGATCCGATACATACGTTTTGAAGTCTTGTTCATTGCATATTACCTCCGATACTCCGTTGTTGCGGCACACGGCACACCAGATGGTGCTGGCGTCCAGACCGTCAGTTTCAATGTCACAAAAGACTAGGTTCAAAACTCTGTCTCCGGTGGCGTAGGGTTAGAACACTCGTGTATGCGTCCGGTAAACTTGTCGTACCGTAGCCAACACGCTGGTCCTGTCTCTCCTGCGTAGCGGTTCTTGAGAATCCTGACGCACGTAGTGTTCCTTACGTCCTCGTCCTCGTGTTGCTGGTTACGTTCCATGCCTATGACAATATCAGACAACTGTGCGATAGACTGAGATCCCCTGAGATCCTGTAAGCTTATGCGGCCTCCGTCCTCGTGTGCTGTGCCAGAGGTACGCTTCAGGTGAGACACTAGGAACAACGTAATACCCGTCTCTGCCACCAGTGTGCGTAGCTTGGTCATAATCTCGTCTATAGCTTTCCGTTCGTCCCCGTTCTCTTGAGAAGAAACGACGATGGACAGGTGGTCGAGGATGATGTACCGACAGTCACAGGCTTTTGCCATGTGCCGTACTCTTGAAAGAAGCTCATCGGCTGACGTTGATCCCCAGTGATCGAACAGGTAATAACGTCCAGAACCCATCGTTGCTTCCCAGTGCGGTCTAAGCTGATCAACAGGCGTGTCTTCCTCCAAGTGTAGCCGCCTAGATGACGCCACCGACATAATTCCCAAAGCTGTCGTTGCGACATCCTCCTCCAGTGCAAGTACACCGATGTTGGCATCTGTGCGTTGGAGCAAATCGTACTCAAGCTCTCGGATAAACTGGGACTTTCCCATGCCACTACCGCTGGTGATAGTGACCAGTTCGTAGGGTCTGTGCCCTCTCGTAAGTTCATTGAGTCCTTCCCACGGGTACGGGATACTCTGGACCTGTCTCTTGTTTACCAGTGCGTCCCATGTGTCCGTCCCTGCGACAATACCATCAGGCCGGTACACCTTTGCGTCCCACCAAGCCTGTGTAAACTCCTGCACCCTGTTAGCCGTCAGCATATCGCTAGCGTCCTTCATGGGCAGTTTGCATATCTTTAGCTTGTTAGGACTGAACAGGTGCTTAACCTGATCTACTGCTATGTCTCCTGCTTTGTCTTGGTCAAAACACAGAACAACGTTGTCGTAGCCCTCCAACCACTCTAGGTTCT